AATATGTTCGCAGATCCAGCTGTCGTCACCATCAACACGGTGGCCAAGAATCTTGTGAAAATCAATCAAGATCAGTATTCATCCGAATACTATCTTCGATCGACTACAGAAGATTATCGGCTCAACATTCGGAATACGACGTATTTTGATAAGAAACGCGGTGTGTCGATTGATCGACACAACGTGGAGCTTATTCATACGGTATTCCCTGTTGCCCCAGCTACTCTTTCCACTGTTAGGAAAGTGTATACTGTCATTGAGAATCAGATCGGTGATACTCTTACCGATCCTCGCAATGACGCGTTGGGTGTATATGCGTTCTTAACGAGCGCAAACATCGACAAACTGATGAACCGAGAGTCCTAAACAGCGTACCGTTTAGGATAAGAACTCACGGTTGACTACGGCACTCTGCGGCTTGGATCATAACCTCTTTTTAGAAAGAGCCATGATGAAAAGCCAAGTGAATGCTCTACTTCATGTCATCAAAGAAGGTCTTTTTGAAGACTGTTCTTTGACGTACCCGGCATTGAGGGAAGGACTCTCTAAAGATATGGAGAGGCTAACCCTTTATTGTCAAAGTCGGGGTCGAGGGTTCTTCACCCTCGATCTTCCTAATCTCAATGCACTTCTTTTGAAGGGTTTTGAGACTGGGCGCCTTAATCTCGAAGGACCGCTCTCACGAGCTGTCTCCAAAGAAGTCAGGGTGCCGAGACTTTTCTCGGGACTCTGGTTGCGCGTCTTTGACAAGGATGCTTGTTTAAAGCATGAGGTTGACGTCACTGCTTTAGCTTTTCTTCAAATGTTTTTAACATTTGGATCAAAGTTAGAGGTAGAGTGCTCACACAACCGCATTTGTGCGGTAATGGGGGCATACTATGACGTCGAATCAAAACTTCGAAAGCCCACCCTTGGGTGGACAGACGACAGTTTTGGGTTATCAGGGGCTGGATCCCTCCAGTCCCCTTCCAAAGACCTTTTCTTTGGTGAAGACTCCAGCGATGGAGCCCACCCAGGGTCAGGTAGTTGGGACTTACTCACTGGAATTTGCCATAGCGGCAGTTTCCATTGTGATCATCCTAGTGTTCTTCATGGTACTCCGATTTACGAATCGAAATACTTAGAGGAATACCAAGATTTAGGTGATAACCGTCTTGATTATTCCGCTCCTATGCATGTGCATCTTGTACAGGCATTGGACGGATCTAATGATTACATTTCGTCCTCATTACCTCTTTTCCGTGAGGAATTGAGTAATGAAAGACGCGATGAATTATTAGAAGATCAAAGACTCCTCAATAAGGTCCAAAAGGTTGCGGACCTTATTATCGGTAACTTCCGGGAGTACGATCCAGTTGGGTATTCTGCCCAGTTGGACGAGTCCAATGAAGCTATCGGCTTTAAACATGGACCTGGTGCCGTAGCGGAGAAGTTGAGAAGATGGGAGAAATCCCAATTCCCTACTTGGCCGCAAAAGCTTCAAGGTACTTTTCCTTATGAGTTGTGTGGTAAAACCGCACAATCCACTTTGGAACGCCCACTCAACCATGAGTTGGCGAGTCGCCTAATGGCTGTTCCTAAGACCGAAAAAGGTCCTAGGCTCATCGCGGCAGAACCGACATCACATCAGTGGTGTCAGCAACTGACGTGGCGCTGGTTGAGGGGAGAATGGCGTCGGCTTTTTAAGTCCGATTTCATTGACTTCTCAAACCAGGAGCTATCAGGTAATTTAGTTCTTGAAGCGTCCCGTGATCGTTCCCTTGCTACCGTTGATCTTTCGGATGCAAGTGACCGACTTACGTGTTGGACCGTGGAACGGATGTTTAGATGTAATCCATCTTTACTAACCGCTCTGCACGCCGCACGTACGAGGTATCTCCGTGACGAAGTCACGAGGGATGGTGGTTTCCTGTTATTAAGGAAATTCGCCTCGCAGGGTACAGCAACTACGTTTCCAATTATGTCAATCGTTATGGCGATTATCTCAATAAGCTCTTGCTTAGAGGGAAAACCATCATGGCGAAAGATTTTGGAACTTAGTACCCAGGTTCGTGTGTTTGGAGATGATATTATTATCCCAACACACGGGTATGGTCGACTATGTCGCATCATGACTCTTCTTCAGTTGAAGGTCAACACAGCCAAAAGCTATGCTGCCGGATACTTTAGGGAATCATGTGGGGTGTACGGATATATGGGTTACGATGTAACCCCCGTTCGCCCCAAGACTATAGTCGCTGACAGCCCGGCGTCGTACCAGGCTGTAGTAGACATAACCAACAACCTCTTTAATAAAGGATATTGGCATGCTTCAACAGCCTGTCTTGACCTACTACCTGCACGTGTTAAACGTGGAATCAGGATCGTGGGAAAGAACGACACTGGGTTCTCCGGTCTCACCTCGTTCAGTGGAAGCGATGAATCTCATCTTATTAAAAGATGGAATACTCGCCTACATCGGTACGAAGTTAGGGTTTGGTCTTTACGAACAAAGCCTATTAAGAGACCGAGAAACGGATATGCAGCGTTGCTGGATTTCTTTGCCAGCAAGCACAATTTCGAGCAAGCTCGGGTTGTGTCTGAATACGCTGATGTCCGGAAAGTCAGAGATGACTTTCTATGGGAGCCCGCTAACAGTTGCGATAATGCTTTTGTTAGACTTGAACGACCGGAGTCCTCTCGGCTATGCACAATTCGTTGTGCATTTGTCGGAAGGTCCGGAAAGCTTCTCCGAAGTAATTCTCGGAATAGGCGATCCGTTAGATCCGGAAGGTCGATACCTAACATGGCAAGATCTCAATGAGGC